TAAGCATCTGCCATTGTTTGAGCGTACCCAAGCAAGGCTTCAGCGCATCTTTTTTCAAGTATTTCAGTTTTCATGCTCAGAATACTACTGTTGTTTTTATGCTTGTCTATTAGGGTTTATCCTAGTACAAAAGCCTAAAAAGGTGTGGCACATTATCGGTGTGGGCAGTAATTAAGCCACATTTTTGATAAACAAATAGGAGTGAATATGAAGCAATCAGCGTTTCCAATATCGGGTTCTCAGTATCGACACACAGAAGGAATGACCTTGCGAGATTACTTTGCGGCTAAGGCTATGCAAGGTTCTATTGCGGGAACACCACACAATGTTGATATTGAGCCAACTGAGCTTGCCACATGGTGTTACATCATGGCAGACAGAATGCTCAAAGCTAGGGGCGAATGATGCCAATTCTTAATGGAAAAAAGGTCGTTGACCTAGAGATAGATGGAGTAGATTCAAGAGACTTCCCAGACTTCTCTGATGCCTACTTCTCAAGTGGATGCTATGAAGATGGAACACCATTGACAGAAGATGAGTTAAACAAGCTCACCGATCTGGCGGGTGATGTTCTGTGGACAATGGCTTATGAAAGTTTCCACTGATGAAAACACTATTTCAGTTCTTTGTGGAAGAGTTTTCTGACATCCACTACTGCCCTTATTGCCTGGCAATCAAGGGAGATAAAATAGTTTGCTGCCAAGAAGCAGACTTTATCAAGTTCAAGGATTTATATCCGGAACAACAAAAAGAGATTATTCAACAAGAGTTAGACGAAAATCAAAGGAGTTAATCATGGGTGTACATAAGAAGTTAATGGAAGCAAGATTACTCTTGCAACACGCTCCACTTAAAAAGTCAGGCCACAACAAGTTTGCAGGGTACTCATACTTCGAGTTGGGTGACTTTTTGCCAACAATCAACTCAATCTTCTATAAGACTGGATTGTGCGGTGTAGTGTCGTTTGGCAAAGAGTTGGCTAGTCTGACCATCACAGACACAGAAGACGGCTCAGAGATCGTTCTGACAAGCCCTATGGCAGAAGCCAACTTAAAGGGTTGCCATCCAATCCAGAACCTTGGTGCGGTAGAAACGTATACCAGGCGGTATCTGTGGGTTTCAGCAATGGAGATCGTAGAACACGATGCCCTAGACTCTTCTGCCCCTTTGAAGGAAGATAAGGTCATCATTAGCCCTACTCAGGGTGCAATGGATAATATTCCTCCAGAGGAAGTGCAGTACTTGCAAGAGATGGCAGTTGAATTGATTGCCATGTGTGAGCAAGGTGACCCCAAGGCAGCTTGGGATAAGTTGGAAGGAGAGAACCTTGATGCAGAACAAAAGATTGCATTGTGGACTCTGCTTCCCAGTAAAGTGCGTTCGGCATTAAAGAAAGCAAAGGAAATCTAATGGAAAAGCGTGACAACTCAGGTGTTCTGTTCAAGAACGATAAAAAGGAAACACCAAGCCATCCTGATTACAAGGGAAACATAACAGTCAATGGTCAGGACTTCTGGCTATCTGCTTGGATCAAAGAGGGCAAAGGCGGTAAATTCATGGGATTAGCCTTATCTCCAAAGGATCAACAACAAAAGGCAAAACCAAAGAGTTCGGGCTTTGATGATATGCCTGATGACGTGCCCTTTTGAGTTAATATAACCACGGGGCGAAAGCTGTGCAAAGGCTTTTCTAGCTTGCGGACGAGCAGCCGTAGCCCCACCTAATAGGAGTTAATGATGAGAGATATTTTTGACAACATGAAGCAGTCAATGGAAAGATTCTTTGGCACAGAACCTTTCAAGTTGGCAAGAAGAGAAGATCCTGCAACGAGCCATCAGGCAGCTCAAGCAGTAGACACTACCAAGCTGGAGCAATTGGTCTACGAGGCCATTAAAAGCTTTCCAGACGGGTGTATCTCAGACGAGATACTAGAGAAGTACCCAAACTATCCATATTCCTCAATAACAGCCCGTTATCGTGCTTTGTTAGACAAGGATTTGATTGAAGTATCAGGTGTCAAACGTGGCAAATTTGGCAGAAATCAACGAATTATGAAGGCTAAATAATGCTAGAAAAACCACCTTATTCCAAGATCAGTTATCCCTCTGTGCCAAACAAGGATTTTAAATGGTCTACAGGATCAGATGTTCAGGCTATTTGGAGAAAGCATGGATGGACTCCACCCTCAGAGAAGATGTTGCCACCACCACCCGAAAAGTATCAAGAGCCTTTAAGGAGAGTTAGATGACAAAAGATAAGGCATTGCGCCTGGCACTTAAGGCATTAAAGGATTTTAGTGTTACTGATAAACAGGCATCTGAAGCATCTGCTGCCATTAAATTAGCACTCAAAATACCAAAACATAGATGGCAAGGTTTTACGGCAGATGAATTTGTGTACTTTTGCTCTTATGTTGACCATGAAACTCTTGACCAAATTGAAAATACTTTAAGGAAAAGAAATGAGTTATGCAGCAATTGAAATGAAGATAATCCAATGGTCAGAAGCCAGACGTATTATTCCAAACAGTACTCCAGATGTTCAACTTCTTAAAGCGGTATCAGAGATTGGAGAACTGGCTGATGCAACCATTAAAGACGACAAAGAAGCTATTGTTGACGCTGTTGGTGATGTCATGGTCTGTCTTATCAATTACTGCGCTTTACAGGACATACATCTGGTAGACTGCATGGAAGTTGCATACGATCAGATCAAGAATCGTAGGGGTACGCTTTTGCCAAATGGAGTCTTTCAAAAGGAGATATGACCATGAAATTTGAAATGGAAATTGGCTGCATTCAAAATGAGAAAATTATCATTGAAACGTGGGACTTTGACAAAATCCAAATCATCAGAGATTTTATTGCTTTTCAAGAAGACCACGGGTGGGCTGTTGACTATGAAGCAGTTGAGCCTGATGATGATAAAATTGAAGAAGAAATCCCGCCATTTGCGTTAGACACTTACGAGCCTTTGTAGCCTATAAGCTACTTTGCCAGTAGGTAAAGTCCAACATTTGAGAAAGCATAACCTGCATAGACAATAGCCATGTGTGGGTTATCTTTCCATAATTGCTCACCAGCAATGTAGGCATAGATTGCCCCCGTCAAGATGATTAGCCAAGCACTCAAAATGCACCTACATCAAATACATCTCCCCTAAATTCAACCTGATCTTCATCAAACTTGTGAACTAACTCAGGCCACAATAGTTTGCCATTAAAGAAGTTCAGTACAGCAAAGCCCGATCTATGGTTGTTTGGGTTTATCTCAGCATAAGTAAACTGTGGGCCATCAGTCTCAGCAAGGGTTCCAGTATCCACCCCAAAACGATTGCCGTTGTAGTCAGCAAATGGAGTCACTTTTAACGAGTGCAGATGCCCTGTTATTATGCTGACCCCCGCATTCACAGTATTGTTGTGTGTAGCATGAACACCACCCTTGTATCGGTGTTTGATGATGCAATTAGGAGTAGGCCATACTGCCCAACAGAAGTCCCAATCTGGGATATGGTCTGTCAACTTAAAACCTTGAACTTCCTTAAATTGTGGTGCGTGTTGCGCTAAACGATTGCCAAATCTAACGTCATGGTTTCCCCATGTAAACAAGAGCTTTACATTGTGTCTGGCAGCTTTAGCCGCCTCCTCAATCTCACCCAACGCACCCTGACAAGCCTTTAACTCTTGGATAACAGAAGTCTGTGGTTGTTCAGTAACATCATGTCTGGATATAGAGGCTCCATCAAACGCATCCCCATTACATACTATCGCTTTAGGTTTGAACTGTTCTATAGCCCATAGAAGCCCTTTAAACGCTGTTGTACGTTGACCAGGTATGAAGTGAGCATCAGAGAAGACAATTACAGTCCCATCTAGCATCCCTAGTTCTATTTGTTTTAGCGGAGAAAAAGATTTTGGTCTGTTAGCGTCATATTGAGCGCCACGATGGTCTTTTGCGGGTAATTTAATCTGGTAGTGTTCTTCAATCCACCTTCTGCGTAGATGAGCCGCCCTAGTGTTTATTCCTAAATGTTCAGCAATTCTTGTTGCAGATTGAAGTTGTCCCCAGAGTTGGATGAATTCCATGTCTGTACAAGTCTCATTATGTGCGCCCATTGGAATCCTTAGACAATAACTTTTCTAAAAGGTTAATGACTCTATGCTCTTGCATTTCAATCTCATCTTGAGATGATTTGGGGTCTTGTGCCACAGTCATTAAATCGTGTAAGAAAACATGAAGCAACTCATGTAATGCAGTTTGATCCAAAGACTCTGGTGTGATCTTCTCAGCACCAAAGTCACCTAGTCTGTAAGTAGCCAATCGAGCAGAAGCATTAAACTCAACAGAAGCCATAGCAGCTTTAGCTGGTTTACTTCCTTTTTCAATTCTCCAATCACCCAGACTAAGCACCTGTTGCCACTTTTTGACACTTTGTGCAAATAATGCGGCATCTTGTGGTGTAGGAATGTTAGACATATCAACACCTTATACAAGTATTATTACAGTTTAATTTAACTTGTTAACACTTGTAAAGCGTGTTCTATGTGCTTTATGCGGTCTTCAAGGCCAATAAAACCACCATTTATCTTCTTGGTCATGGTCTTATAGTCTCTAACATCAGCAAACTGGTTCAGTTTATGAGTGTCCCAAAACCACCCTGCTGTCAGGGCAGCGTACTGAGGCGTAGCTACAAGATCAGGCTCCATAATGAAGTCAACACCTAGTGCTTGACCCGCATGATGGTAGTTTGCAGAGCCTGTCAATTGGATACATCCTCGGCCTCGGAAACGATACCCATCCCCTGAAGCCTCATCCCTATTGCCCATACGATTTGAGTAAACAGTATTGGCAATCAACTTAGGATTTCTCTGGCAAGCCTGTGCCTTGGCAGCATCAAACCTTTTAGGCCACAACTTCTGTAAAGCCTCTGCACGATAGTTCAGGTTCTCTTCCAAGATCCTAAAGTTTCCACACTCATGCCCACATTGACCAATAAATGCCGCTTGGCGAGTAGGTGTAGAGATGTCAAAACGCTCAAAAGTAGCATTTAAAGCATCAACCCACTCTGGACCAATATGAAGTTGTTGGAGTTTTTCTTTATTTACCGACATTTAGTAAATCTCTCATCTGGTTGTACGAGTCCACACAAGCATTCAAAGCAACAGTATTCCTATCACCTTGGGCGACTATTTCTGCGATGGCTTCGATGGTTGCTCTTTCGGCATCAGAAGGTTCATTAGCCTGTCTGTCAGGTTGGCTGGTTGCTTTTGGATCTGCGCTGGCAACGGGGGAACTTGAGGGGGCTTGTACGTTACTTGAGGGGCAGAGGCGCAACTTGCCAGCACGATTGGCAACAGCAAGAGCAGTAGTTTTTTTGTTGATGGCATCATTGGCTTCCTGTAATTTTGCAGATTGTTGATTAAGTTTTTCACCCATGTTTCGCTCTATTTCACGAGCTTCTTCATTCTTTTTGGCAATAGCGATCTTCATGTCGTTATCACGTTCTAGCCACCCATAGTGATGGCCTACTTGGTATGTACCAAAGAAAGATACCATCACACCCACGATTAACCAAGGTAAAGGTATAGGTAACATTATTCAACCTCTTTTCTAGCCATTGCCATGTGTTCACGCTCTTCATTGTCTTCCAAGTGTTCTGGAGGAGTAGTCGGAGGTGGCCCAGGTGTCCAAGATTCATCCAACTCAGGATTAGTCCAAACTGGCATAGCACCGAAAGGTTGGCTAGGTAGACCATACGCAGACTGTGGAGGTGCGTAGGAAGACCCATAGGAAGGGTTAAAACCGCCCATAGAGCCTTGATAACCCATTGGTTGACACATTGGTTGCATCGGGGGTTGAGGCGCTCCAAAAGCCTTAGAAACTGCTCCAGCGGCTCTTTTAGTCATCACCCCACCGATACCGCCCACAATTAGCAGAACAATGTCGTTCAGCATCTTGGTATAGGCTTGGTCAATCGGAGCCATACTCTTGATAGGCTGAGTCACAAAGGTGACAGAGTAGAGCAAGGCAATGACGATAAAGCACAGGATGCAAGTCACAACAATGACCACAAATCCCCAAACTCTGACCTCAAATTCTTCAGTTGTTAGGTTTGGTTTCTGGTTGGATGTCATTAATTTTTTTCTCCAATATTGGGGCTACCAAGTATTCGGGGCATTGTTGGGTAAACAAACATTTAGGCTTTTGGCACTCTTCCGCATGGAAGTGGTCAGGATTTTGGCACTTGTATCGGTAGCGGTCTTCACATCCCGATAGCATAAGTGCGATAAAAATAATCAAATATTTCATACTTTTACATCCACTTGGGTAGCCTTAACCCATTGAGCCTTAACTTCTTGGCATTTTTGCTGTTGTTCACTTTGTCTGCTTAATTCTGCCAAACGCTTCATATTCTGCTGGTGGATCATCCTATGAGCCTCTGACAACATTTGAGCATTTTGTTGGTAAGTTGTAACTCTCATTTTCCCAATCCAATCCTTCCAAGTAGGAGATTGACAATTCTGTCTGACAGATCATCAGGTAAGAACTTCAAGAAACCAAGCACATAAAGTGCCACGCACCCGTAAACGAATATTTTGAGGCACAAGTCAAAGGTCTTCTGGTACTCATTCATCTGCCACATCTACGAGTAGTCGCACAAAACTCCATCAACTCATTCACGCCAACAAACACTAAAAACAAAACAAAGAAGATTCCACCTATTGCCAAACCAATCTCTAGTTGTTCTTGCTCTTTCTCTTTGGCTTCCTTCTCAGCTTTCTTTAAAGCACTTATTTCTTTGGCATCTGCCAAGTCCATCTCGGCTTGACGGGCTTTAATCTTCTGCCATATGTCCACCTTGCCAGTAGTCATAAAAAGCAGCTTTAACTCTTCCTCAAAGGCCCTGGCTTGTTCCAGTGCCATCTCGATCTGCAAGGCCGTACCCATGTTTGAGCCTTTGCCAGACTGCTTCGCCTGAAGCATAGCCTTTGTAGCTACAGACTTGGCATCGAACATCTTGCCAATCATTGGGGCAAGAGAGCCTAAGTCATTGGCAACCTTACTTGCCTTTTTGACCATGCTAATAGCGGATTGAATACCCGCTAAAGCCGTGATTGGATCGATCATTTCTTTTCTACCTTCTTCCATTCAATACAGTAGACTTTTCGGTTGTAGACATCCCCAACCCACATCCACTTGACACACCTGTACTCAATAGATACAGCCAGTAAAAAACTAATTAATGCCATGCCCAGATGATTACTGAGAATGACCAAAGAATAAGGGCGACCATACCGACTGCCGCAATAGTTGCAAGCAGCCAGTCTTTCATGTTAGTCCCTGAAAAAGTCTAACAAACCACTAGCATCAGGGAAAAAGTTTTGTGGATTAGTTGTTGCGGCATTTACGCCTTGTCCAATTGCACCACCCATTCCACCAGCACCTTGAAGTTGCTCACCAAGTAAGAACCTAGTCCCACCAGTACCACCCATTACATTACCTAATCTGTTTGCCATAGGAGGAGTTAAGCTTGCCCCAAGTAAGCCACCAGCCGCTAATCCAGTAGCACCATCAATGCCAAACATTTGAGCAAGTTGATTCCCCGCTGCCGCACCCATTCCAGTTGTTGCAAGTGGAAGTAATACTGCACCTGTTTGTGGTCCGACTTTAGGTGTAACAGCACCACGAGTTGTATCAACGATGTCTCTCAATAAAGTGACTTCATCTAATAATTCTGGATTGTCTGCAAATGCTGTACGTTGTGGCGTTGGTTTATCTGGTCTGCCAAGATTTAATGTTCTTGTAAATGCAGGTGCTGAAAATCCAGTAGCCGCATCTGGATTAATAGCTTTGTTTCTAGCTTCATTAAGAATAGAGTATTGAGCTGCTTGTTTGCCAACAGGCGACATCAAACTTACTGCACGTCCTGCTGTTGCAGGGTTGGTGTCAAAATTAAACTTCTCAGCCGCTAAATCAATATCATCTACACCTGATCTACTAGACACAAGTTTGTAGATGTTTTTATCTTCACGAAATGGTAAAACAGTTTGTTTGAATTGCTCTATTGCCTTAGTATGTTGTGCGCCAGCAGGTGTATATAATTTAACACCATTAGCATCAATAGCAGGTGCAGCCCATACATCCACATCGTCAGCCATACCTTTGTATAACTGATTAATTGCGTTAACTTGTTTTTCGTTGTAAGAGCCAGGCACTACACCTTTACGAACACGCTCCAACTCTGCAAAAACTGTAGATTGCAAGTCACGTAGTTCTTTGTAAGAACCACCACCACTTTGACTTAAAGCATCTAACTTTTCTATTGTTTTTTCAATAATAGGAGTTTGTGAAGTAGATGGGAACTGCTTTACAACATCAAGTTTTGCTTGGTTAGTATTACGCAATGGGATGATGTCATCACCAGCTAATAGTTCAGCCTGCTTGAACTCAGGATTAACATTGTCTTTTGCAGTCTTATATTGCGCCCGCAAATCATCAGCAATGATTTTCTTCTCACCGCCATCTGCCATTCCAGCAGGACGCAACTTATCAGTAGTTCTTTCAATCAAACTCTTTACTTGGTTTGATTTAGCTTGATTTGATGTTTCTGTTGTAAAGCCAAATTGACGGGCTTTTGTAAGAGTCCCTGCACCTGGACCACCGACATCACCGACATCAATATTTACACCACGCTGTGCCGCAGATTCAATAATCTGACCTGTAACTGGATCACGATAACGTGTGCCAGAAGGAATGTTTCCTGCACGAGAAGCAACAGCACCCGCAGGTAAGCCTGTTGCTAAGTTGATTCCAAGCAAAGCCAATGGGTTTTGAATATCAAAAACATTTCTAGCTACTTCAGCAGAACCCGTACCAACAGTTGCACCCGCTGCTTGAGCAATAGGTTGAGCCGCTAAACCACGACCAACAACTTGTGCTGTCGTATTAGGCGCTTGTTGCAGTAAGCCACCAACACCACCCATAACTGGTATTCCAGCTACTGCACGAGTAACATTGGCAACACCTTTTTGAAAATTAGTTTCTGGTTGTGGCAAACCAAGCAAGTTAGCAAAGTTTGACATTGCTTGGCTAGGATTTTGAAGCTGACTACCAGTAGCTCTGTTGATCAACATATTTAGTGGTGATCCAACAATGTCAGCAACTCCTCCCGCACCTTCCAATCCATACCTAATTGTCCGACCAACTTCACTAACTGCTTGATTACCTAATCGGTTAAAAAGAGTAGGAGCATTTTGTTGTACAGGTGCTTGTTGGACAACTGGCTTACCAATCACAGAAGGATCAATTTCACGAAAACCAACATTTTGTTGTTGATCTGGATTAGCCATTCCCCTTAAATCAATCTTAGGAGCTTGTTGTGGCGGTTGACCAATTAATGAAGGATCAATATCTCTAAAAGTAGCCATTTTTGTACCTACAACTTTCTCAACATAATCTTGCGTTTCTTTAAATGGAGGAACACCACCATACTTTTGAACATTGCCAGGTCCTGCGTTATAAGCAGCCGCCACCAAAGTAGGATCTTGAAATTGCTGTGTTAACTGGTTTAGATACTTAACACCACCTCTGATGTTATCTTTCCAATCCATGCGGTTAACACCAAGATCTTTAGCAGTAGCACCCATCAATTGCATTGGTCCATAGGCACGATCACCAGACTTTGTTTTTCGTCCAATAGCGTTAAAAATGCCTTGCGATTCTGTTTCAACAATCTTTTGAACCAAAGAAAAAGGAACGCCTTGCCTTTCGGCTTCTTGCCTAGCAAATTCGTATACTTGATCTTTGGTTGCCATTAGTCATAAACCCGATAAACGCCACTAGGCAACTGGTAAGCCGTTTTACCTTTGTCAGGACCAGCAGTAACTTGGAATTGAGGCAAATACTTACGCAAGCCTGGTGCTTCAAACATTCCCCTTTGACCTTGCGGAGATGCCTCCCATTTGCGAACAGCATCAGGACCCGCATTTTTAGGATCAGAAACAAAGTTGTAGTACTCTTGCTTTCTTTTATTTGCTTCACGCAAAACAGCTAAGTTAAAGTTTGTTGATTCTTTAGGATCTGTAATTTGAGCATTACGCTGACCATAATAGCCAATTTCAAAGTTAGAAATTGCTCCAACTGCTTCAGTCAAACTCTCGCCTGTTAAAGCATTAACACCTTGACGAGCAGAAATACCGCTTGTTAAGAATTGCTTAGTTCTATCTCCAGATACGCCCAAACTATTAAAGATGTTTCCAAGTTTCAACCTAATGTCTGTAAATGATCCTGTATCAAAATTTGGATCATTAAAAGCATTTTGCAGTTGGTCAATAACTGGAGCAGTTTTTTTAGCTGTTTGATAGCCTTTGTAAGCATCAGCCAGAATTGGCTTGTATGCTTCATTCAAAATTGTTTGAGCAGTACTCGGACCAGTTACTGGTTGTGCAACAGTAGGTTGAACAGTACCTGTGGGTAAAGTAGCGCCACCTGCAAGACCTGGAGGGTTAGCATAAGTAAATGTTGGGGCACCAGATTCTGTAAAGCCTGGACGAGGAATATTTGCTTCACGAGCTGCAGTTTCTGTTTTTGTTCTTGCCGCTAAAGCTTCCAAAGCCCCATTAGCATTAACAATACCAATTACATTTTGATTGTTATCAAATGCGTATTGCTCACCTTTTTGCAACTCAGGCAATGTGTTAAGTGCCGCTGCTTGAGCAGCGCCTTTAAGCACACTTGTTTGAAAAGATGGTTGTCCATCAAGCATTGTTCCAGTTGTAACTGTGCCAGCTTTTGTATCAACTTTAGGAGCAAAACCAATAATTTTACCGCCTGGTCCAACAATATAACCATCTTGCAGTTTTGGTTGCATAGCCGCCAAAGTTTCTCGAATCTGTGGTTGTGCAGGGTTTCCTGTCAAACGCAAAGAATCCATCAAAGCTTGGTTGTAATCAATTGGAGCGTTTAGTCTATCAATTTGTCTTTGAGCAGCTTGTGGAGATGGCCCATAGTCTGTTGAAGTTCTAGTAGGTGCGTTTACAAACGATTGTTGACCCGCTTGCATTGGTGTAGGCGCATATTTTTGTTTGAACCCTGCAAGTTCCTCTTGTTGACGTTGGGCAATTTGCGCGTCACGCATCATCTTTTGCATATTTAATGCAGTAGATGGAATCTCAGATGCTGAACGAAAACCAGTAGCAGGATCACCGCTTAACAAACTACCCAACAAAAACTGTTGAGTAGCTTGCTTTTGCATGGCAGTTTTTTCAGCATCAGACAAACCCGTCAATGCGGCATCTGATAATAATCCAATATTAAAAGGCATATAGACTCCTTACAAGCCAAGCAAGCCAAGCAAACCTTGGCGTGAACTAGATGTTTGTTGCGCTCCAGCACCACCGCCAGGAGTGATACCCAATGCTTGATTGAGAATCTGTTGTTGCTCCAATGGCAGATTGCGGATGGCATCCAATTGTTGTTGTGATAAACCTTGTTGCATACCGCCAGCTTGTTGAAGTGCTTGAGCGCCAGTAAGACCCATTTGCTGACCTTGACCAGCAATATTTGCCAATTGACTAGCCGCACCAAGACGCTGTTGATTAGCTTGTAATCCCGCACCTTGATTGGCTAAATTTGCTTGCAACAAGTTAGAAGCATTAAACTGCCCCATTTGATTCTGAGCTGCTTGGTTAGCCAATGCAACTTGTTGTGCGTTTTGTGTATTTAGTTGACCAACAGACAAATCAATACCTTGGTTAGCAAGAGCCGCACGTAAGGCCGCATCTTGATTAGCCAAACCAAACTGACCCGCAAGTTGTAAGGATTGTTGTGTAGTTGCCAAGTCTTGTGCTTGGTTAAGCTGCTGTGCTTGCATAGAACGAGCCAAATCAGCCTCAGAAGCTCTTTGTGCGGCTTCATATCCAGCGGCATTCTGTTGAGCAAGCAATCTAGCCGCATTCTCACCATAAGCACGATTTGTCTCTGCCTCTGCAACACCTTGACGTGATCCACCAAAAGACCTAGCCGCAGTAGCTTGAGCCGAAGTTCTTTGTTGCTCAAGTTGACGTGAACGCTCTAAATCTGCCAAACTTTGCTCAGTAACTGCTTTTGTATATGGATTCATATACTTTTGCATATTTTGATTTAGGAATGAGCCAGCACTCACATCACGAATATTTGCTCTAGCTTGTGGAGCAATAGCCCCTAATGCTTCTTGGGCAACATCTTGTCCAGTTACTCCTAGATTAGAAACATTCCTAATATCGCCACGGCCTAGTTGAGCCGCATTTGCTAGTGCTGCACTTACGTCACGAGATGCAACTTCCTGTGGACCATACATACCTGCGCCCGATGCAAGATCAGCCGAAGTAAGTAATTGTTGCCTTTGTAAAGCGGGATCTGCATAGTTTCTTGTTTGAAGAAATGCCGCCTCTTGGTCTGGATTAAATGCCGCAAACTGACGAGCTTTCAATCCAGTAGCAACAGTTTGTGCGCCACCATAGTTTTGCAGAAATAAATCACGGATTGCAGGATCTAACTGCTGTTGACCTTCTGTTGTGCCGCCTAGAGACATATCATTCCCCTTGTATCCATTTAATTGCATCATCATGTGACGTGAAATATCGCCACATATCCGTACTAACATCCCTCATTGCTTCTTGTCCTCTAAGCAATAAGACTATCATTGGTGCGATTTGTAATGAAATAATACGCAATGTGAGCGCATAGGCTCTGTCGTTGGTATTACCATTTTCAAGTTCTACAGAGTCTTGCCAAGCATTTATACTCTGGATAACTAACGGCATTAAAAACGCCTTATTAGCATTAAAGAACTCATTTGCAGGTAGCGTCACCAAAGCGTTCCAAAAGACAGCATCTATCTCTTTACGACTAGGCTGTTTATCTTTATCTACTAAGTCATCCCATAACTCAGCAATACTTGATAAAGCGACTAAAAAGTCCACAGCACTCTGGTTGCCACCAAACCATTCTAACAGTTTAATATTTCTTAATCTACGCCAATTTTCTGTATCGTGTTCCATTATCTTAAACTACCCGCTTTTCCATCAAATCTGATAGTCCCAAGTCGCCAATCAGATAATGTGTTTCCTTCAATCTTTACAGCTATCTGTCTTCCAGTAATCCGAAAAGATGTTGGATTAGCCATCGTATATGGCCCATAGTCGAACTTTGTACCTGTTGGGTAAAATTTAGTGCTAAATCTAGCTTTAACATCACCCAATGTTTTTTCATCAGGAACAAGCCCATTTAGGCTCAAAACACGATCTCCTGCACCCAATTCAACTGGTCCTGACTCTGCAAATATGGTCTGAGAATCATAAGCATTGCCTACTTCATGCTCATAAACATATCCATCAGGAGAAACCATAATGGGATTACTGAAGATTCCTCGATCTGTACCGCAAGAACGAGCCAAAGTGCCTACTGCCCAATGATTTTCCCTGTAGTTATAGCTTACATAGGAGTCAACTTCATTACTACCAGAACTAGGATAGAACCACCAAATTTCACCATAAGCAGACAAATGTATGGCATAGATTTTAGATGCTTGTGTAGTATTTAAATTAGTAAATACATAGTCGCCAACATCAGACTGAAGTGGCTTTACAAACCCATCAAATAGCCAGAATCCTGATTGAGACATCCAAATACAAGAACTGTCAGTAGCCGCTACCGCTTGCTTAGAAATAACACCACAAGATGAGCCAATACGCTCAAAACTGTAAACATATGGTGGGCCAATATAGGTAGCCGTGTGAACATCTACGTCAGTAAACAAAATGGTAGCCCCACGAATACGCTTGGCACACATTAATGAACCAATAGTGGTCAATTCAAAGTCGCCAGCCTGATTGGTAGCGGCGGCAGTCCAAACAGTATTATTCTCTTGGTCAGACCAAGCAATCTTACGTGGATTGCCAGAAGCACCCAAGGCAAATAAGAATCGTTCTTGAGTAACTATTAGGCCAGTACATGAAGTAGGAGCATTTGTAATGGCAACGGCATCATTTGAAGTATTTAATTGCCACTCAACAAGTCTGCCATCTTTTGTTGAGCAACCAACCAGATACTCACCCCATGTGTCCAAACTCCATGTTGTAGCAGGAGAATAAGCGCCAATATCAGGTCTAGGTACACCATAAGCAAAACTTCCGTATGTACTGTAACCATAGCCAATCTTTAAAACGGCATCTGCATCACCAACAACAAAACTAGATGGTGTAATGTCTGTCAAAGTATTGGATTCACTTAAAGCATACAATTTTGAATGTGTACCAATTGCAATACGTCTGTTGTTATTGTTATCCCGCCAATTAATTAAGCCTCGGGCTGAACCAGTTAACTGCGTTTCTGTACGCTTACGCCATCCACCAATCGGACGTATTGTTCCCTCAAACCAACGCACTAGGTTTGAATAGTTCCAACGTCCTTTAGATTGGTAATCTGTACCATTCTTATATACGCCTGGTGGGATCTGGAGAGGTATGTAGGCCATGATATAGATCTTTATACAGATAAGTTAGATACAAAACTCATTGTAACAATTGCTGAAGGAGTGGCTGGCCTTGTGGGGCTTGTTCCAGCAACATATTGCTCAATGGAAACGCCAACATCGCTCACTCTCCACATTATTTCAATATAGTCAGTTGCATTCATGCTTGCAAAGAAATTCATGGCTGCAATGGTGTGACTTGGATCGCCTGATGATTTTCTGGGTGGTAAGTGAAAACGGCTGTTTGAGTTGTCAATGTTTGTGCCATTTTTTCTAAACCAGATTTCAATGTCTTGGCCGTCATTGGTGGTGTTTTTAACTTGAATGGAAAACTGACAGTTCCAGATACCAGTATCAGCTACAGTAATTCTTGAGTTACTAGCAATAGTTACCCCATTGCTAAAGTCTGTGGTGTTGAATGTAATGGCATAAGCTGTTGTAGTGTTTGCGGCAGTTTGGTCAGTTGAATCTTGAAAAGCCCCATAAGGGTTATTCATAAAACGACCACCACGAATTCCAAGTACTGAATTTAAAGAATTAACTAGCTTAATAAAAAAGATGTTTAAAAAGCTATTGTTTTGGTTTTGTAAGGCAGACGAGTAAACAACTCCAGATGAAGCAAGCTTCGGAATTGGAGGCGTTTCTAGCTGTTGCCTTAAATTAGCCATTTATATCGCCAGTTATTGTTGACGGGAAAGCTCTGCCATATCCCCAAATAATTCTGACAGCGCCTGATGCACCATCTCCACCACCAGCGGCTCCAGTACTATTTGTAACTCCACCACCACCACCACCATAATTACCGCCCGCACCACCGCCACTACCCGTTCCGACACGAGTATTTGTTGAGCCATTTGAACCGCCAGAACCACCTGTTCCAACAGAAGCAGTTGCGGCAGTCTGTGATGATCCTACGCCACCTCCACCACCGCCTGTAGTGCCGCCATAAAGACCTACACCACCACCACCAGCGCCCGCAGTATCACCACCTGGACCACCACCAGTAGAGCCAACTGATCCATCTGCTGTGTAACCCGCCGCACCACCACCGCCAGAGCCTTGACTTGTGCCACCAGCGCCACCAGAATAATTAGCATCACCGCCTGAAGCAGTTCCACCAGCACCCCCAGATGCACCACCAGTTGCACCTTTATTGGCAGTAACACCTTGGAATGATGAAGTGTCACCACCAACAATGACTGTGTAAGAAGTGCCTGGCACTACAGTAATGTTGTTCTTATAAGCTAATGCACCACCACCTCCACCTGCGCCATTACCCGCACCTCCACCACCTGGGCCAATACAAAGCACACAAACGCTTGTTACGTTTGCAGGTGCAGTCCATGAATAAGTTCCCGCAGTAGTATATAAATTACTACCATAGCCATTATTCAAGCCACTACCAAACCCTCTTGTAGAAGATGATGCAATCGTTGTTAGGATTGGCATATTTACCTCAAGCAAAAATTGCTTTTGAAACCAATACAGTAAATGCCGCAGAGCCAGTTTTAATTACTGTATATGTATATGCGTCAATTGCACTTGCAGTACCAGAAGTTGGAGCAACACCACCAAGCCATTTGGTGCTTACACCACTTGTTGTCCCATCAACTTGAATTACGTTATTGTAATAAGCAGTAGATCCATTTGTAACCAAATGCACAACAGAAATTGACTCTCCTGTTGCCATCAATGTATCAAGCGTTACTGGGGTGCTTGCACCAGTAATATTTATTGTCCAATTTGCAGAAGCATTGCTTGTGTAATACAAAACAGACTGTGTTGTTGCATAGTAAGCAATAGTGCCTGTTGCCGCAGTTGCAGAAACAGTAACTTTTTCTAGTGCATTGACAAACTTTGTACCAACAGCAGTTGTAGATCCTGTAAATGTCTGCTTACCAGTATATACATTGTCTGTACCCGTACCAGGCACTACTAAGTTTGTGCGGGCATTAGCCGCAGTAGCAGCGCCCGTTCCACCTTTAGCAAGTTTTAGTACAGGACCAGAATCAAACAAAGCATCAATAGAATCTAAGTCAGTATTTATCTTAGTACCCCATGTATCACTAGAAGCACCGACTTCTGGCTTTGTAAGACCTAGATTTGTGGTTGTTGTATCAGCCATATATACCTCATTGAGTAGTTAGTGTCCAAGACTCGGATTGATCGTTTATGTCAGTCCAAGACTCTGATTGATCTGCAATTGCTGACCATGTTTCTGAAACATTATTTACTTCAGTCCAAGATTCTGAAGTATCGTTAATATCTGTCCAACTTTCCGCAATTAATGCAGTATCTTCCCATTTTAGTACAGCAGATACAGTTACTGTAGCATTCCCTATTACAAAAGCACTCGCATTTATAACTTGGCTTGTGTTGCAAGTAACAGAAGATTCAGATGCAATTGTTGCGGACGCAAGTATTACCGCTAAAGCAGATGCTGTAATGTTTGCTTCAGATTGAACTACTCCACTTACATTCCTAATCAATACTGCGGATGCAGTAATTGAAGATTCCGATGTAATTTGTGAAGCAACAGAAACAATTAATGTTGCACTACAAGTTACAGAGCTTTCACTAGTGACTTGAGATGCAGCTTGGGCTATTCTTTGTGCATCTGTAGTTACTGTACTAACAGATGTAATATCAGATGCTACATCTTTGACAATTATGGCATTTACTGAAACTGCGCTATCTGAAGAAATTTCAGATGCTACTGATACTATCTTTACAACAGAAGCAGTAACAGAACTTGCCGAATCAATAGCAGACGAAACATTTACAATTAATATTGCATTGCAAGAAACAGATGATGAACTATCTACATTTGCCGCAACGTCAAATATTCCACCACCACCAAGGGTAGAAAAAGGAGACTGCGAAAAAGCACTAAATCCAAACATTATTTCAAGTGTCCATTACCTGATAACCATGCAAAAAGAGCAACTGTTCCAAGACCAACTATCCAGAAAAACTTTTTAACAATACTCTGCCCAATAGAAATATAAACATTTTCTATTACTTTTTCTGTGACTTTTTCAACTAATAATTCTAGTTGTTCATCAGTAAGTGTTATTTGATTTTGCATAATAGTTAATAATTAGATTCAACCCATGAAGTTGTAGTCTCATCCCATGAGTAACGCTTGCCATCAGTTGGATATGTAACGGGAGCATACCATTGACAAGTTGTTTCATTCAAAACCCATGAAGCAAATGGTTTTGGTGCAATAAACGCATCACGGGTTGAATCGTATGTAAAGCCAATGCCAGCGTAATTCTTACGCATAGTGCCGTTGTAGCTAGTTTGTAGCCATACACCGCCAAATAAAGTATTGCAAAACTTTGCGCCAATCACTTCTGACTCATTTCCATACTGATCTTTGCACTCATCATTGCTCACCACAATGACACGCAAAACTGTGTTGTTTAGTCCTATTTCTGCAAAATGTGCCATGATATTTTAGAAAGTGATTGTTCCAGAACCAGTCCATTTATAGACTCTATATCCACCAGCAACAGTTATTGTGGGTGATCCAGTTGTGGTTGTTGCCGCAGCATAAGTGTCTGCGTAGCGAATAATCACAATTCCA